TTTAGTGCTGGTCTTTATGCTTATAGGGACTTTGATTTTTTTAAGCTTTTTTAAGTCTCTGATATCTATGATTTTTCTGCCATCTTTATAAGTATCTATACTTTAAGGAGGTTTTCTTGGTGCTTGAAGTTAAAGCTTAATCCCTCCACCTGCATAGCAGGTGTTTTTTTGTTTGGATCTCTTTCGTTCGCTCTACTCACTTAAGTGGACAACAAAAAAGAACGTTGTTTATCAACGTTCTTTTTTTATTCTGGTGCGGGATAAAGGATATATGGCTTATTTACACACTCACAACGCTTTTTTAACAACTATATGTAACCACATTTTATTTTATAAAACAACATGTACGTTGGTAACCTGTTGGTTACCAAACAATAATTATTTTTTTTAAAATCATTTGACTTATCCAATTAAATAGTCTAAAATGAAATTGTAATAAAATATTCTAAATTCATATAATTTCATTTTTATTATCATTATTAGTTGATAAACGGATTATGTTGATTATCAACATTTGATGTGTTGAAATATTAAAAATGAAAAAGGATTATTGATTAATAACATAAGATGTATTGAAAAACTAAAAATTAAAATGATTAAATTGATTAATAACATTTGATGTATTAAAATGACTTAGAGCTTTGTACAAATAATATAAAGCTTTGTAAAACAAAAAGGACTGTCAATTCAGTCCTCTTTTTTTATCCTCATTCATAAGCCAAATTACTTTCTCAATCCCAATAAATAAAATCTTATATCCTCACTTGTAACCTTTCCTTCCTCTATTAAAGAGTTAGCAATCAAAAAGACTTTTGCTGTACGTTCGCTTTTAATAAATCGGTTGTACCTAAAAAACAAATTATAATAATCACTACTTATTTTCTCATAATCCCTACCAAGAATTAAATTATGAGTGAAAGTCATTTCTGGAGATTTCAATTTATTTCCATAAAGTTTTCTCATTATATTTATAAACCTACCCATAGAATAAAATATTTCTTCATGTGAATATGATCTACCATTTTCATTATCGTGATCATAATCTTTTTCTAAATTATCAATAATATCTTTAATATTTCCTTTTAAATCTTTGTCCTTATTCATAAAATTATTCTCCTTTTTATAATCTTTATAAATCTACTATAATTTACCCTTATAACCCTTGTAAATAAGCCAATCCTTTATATTTCGAGTTTTAAGAGACTTAAATTTATTAATATACCAATAGTATTCCTTAAAAAATAACTTTTGCCTTAAAATATAACTTTATTAACCTAATTCACTTTCCAAAGCTTCAACAATTATATCTTTCATAGTTTTTTTCGTTTTCTCACTTTTTTCTTTTAATTTATTATATAAATTTTCAGGAACTAAAAAACTATAGGCAATGTTACCTTCTTCTTCAAGTTCAAAATATTTTTCATAATCATCACCATCAAGATTTTTTTCAACCCATTTTTTAGCTTCACCCTCTGTTATAGGTGTTATCTTGGAGCTACCAGACCAATTATGGGTTCCAGTTCGTACAGCATAACTTGACGCGGGTCCACCTGCCCCATATATAAAAAACTCTCCTGTTTTCTTTCTGTAAAGTTTTTCACATTCATATTGTAATTCAGCCGAATTGTACATATTTTCCCATCTTCCAATAAACTCTGCTGTTTCTGTATCGTATCTTTTCCCATTTATTATTTTTTTCATTTTTTCTCCTTATTTTTTACGTGCTTATTTCTTTGTTAATTATATAATACCACGTTATATTTACGGTGTCAATATATACAATGTAAATATAATAAATAAGCCAATTTATATAAAAACAAACAACAAACATAAAATAAGCCAAATCAAACATGAATATAATAAAAATAAGCACAAAAAAAGACACCCCAGGAGCATAGATAATTAATCTAGCTTAATTCCTTCTCAAGTGTCTTTTGCCTTAGTCTGTCGTAACAAAACTAATTAATCAATAATATTATACTTCAAATAAAAAAAAGACCACCAGCCAAAAGCCAGTGGTCAGTGTAGAAAATTTCGTAAACACTATATATTGTCTACCTGTCATTTACATTATACTATTTTCGTTTATCAACTTCATCTTCAATACCATCGGAAATATACTTATCCAAATCCCCAAGAGCTTCATTTAAAAGATTTTTTCCCTCATCTCCAAGGACTTTTAAAACTGTTTCAAAAACTTCATCTTTTACTTTTTTACCATAAGATGTTGTAAAAACTCCATCTTCTTTTGCATTATTAACCACGACTTGATTAGCTGCCCCTACAGCTCTTCTTATTATCCTATCTAGCCTATCTAAAGCATAACTTATTTTTTCATTTTTAATTTCTTTTGAACATTCTTTGCTATAATTTAAAAAAGTAATTATAGAATATACAATTAAAACAGCTAACATACCGATTACAAATATTTTTAAGTTATTATCCATATTATCTCCTTTTTTTTATTCAATAAAAAAGCGACTACTTATGTAATCGCTTAAAGTTTTTATTTTATATTTAATTCTTCTTTTAAACCTTCTTGTAAAACTCTTGAAAAATTGATGTTTTTTTGTTTTGCTAACATTTCAAGCCAAGTCGGTAAAGTTAACATTTTGTTTTTATACACTTCTTTTGTTAAAGAAAATTGGTATGGTAGAAAAACATTTATATATACTACTTCTTGATTATTTTTTAATTTAGATTTATCAATGACATTCATTTTCGGATAATCTTTATAATCATAAAGCACTAATCCTATAACTTCTTGTGCCATGCTTATACCTTCTTCAAATGTATCTGAACATGTAAAGCAATTTTCTATATCTGGTATATCTATTGAATATCCACCATCTTCTTCTTTTGTGAAGATAGCACCATAAGTAACATAATTTTTATCCATTCTATCACCCTTTCTTTAAATAGAGAACTTAGGGCTTATAAAAGCCCTAAACCTTTCAAAATGCTTTTAAGAGTACCTATTGGATAAGATTTTTTAGGATGTGGTATTGGAACTTCAACACCTGTTTCATCATTTACAAATATATGATGACTACCTCTAACCCTATCCAACCTAAACCCTTGCTTTTTTGCAAGTTTCATAAGTTCTCTTGAGTTATAACTCTTCATAAGAAGCGTCCTCCTTACATATATTATTATAACATATGTTTAACATTTGTCAACTAGTTTTTTATTAAAACTTAATCCAAGGTGTTGTGTCCCCACTTAATCTCCTACAAGCAACATATCTTCTTTGACCACTTGTAGCACCAATATAGGATATCCAACGGTAACCATCACCTTCCCATACTTGGTCGTAATTTATTTCTTTTCCTACAGGATATTGTGCAACAATCTTTGACCTTGTATTTGGTTCACTCCTAACATTACATACATCTAAAGTTACACCAGTCCATTTTTCATATTTAATAAATCTTGGATTGTTATTATTTGTATTTGCACTTTTAATTTCAGGATAAACTTGCTTACCACTACTATCATAAACCTTATATCCGTTCTTTTTCGCCAAATCTATGGCACTATTTAAGTTCTTAAAAGCCCCTTTTTGACTTTTACTATCTCCCCAAGATTTTCTTACACGATAAAGATTATTAGGTGTACTTGTAGATTTTCCACCTCTTAATCTCTTATTAACCTCGTTAGCAATGTAGGTAAATTTACTACCAAGATAAGGACCAGGACAGGTTGTTTGAGCATACCATCTATGCATTTGTAAAACTCCGTCTTTGCCTCCAGTATAAGTGCAGTTTTTTATTCCGTTTCTCCTACATATATCTGTAACTAAATCTATCAAAGTATTTAAAACTCTATCTGAAACAAGCCAATTTCCACCGTTTTGACAGTTAGAAACTTCTATCGTAACAGCCCTATTATCACACCAAGCAGAAGATGTCGTCCATGCCCTATTTGCTTCGTCCACTACTAAAACTATCCTGTTATCATTTCCTATACCATAATTGCAAGAAGCTTGTCTTGATGTAGACTTAAATACACTACCAATGCCTGCAGCTGTCAAAACACCTGCTGTATGATGTATTGCTATCTTAGTTATAGGATTTTGCCTTCTACCACTGTGATTAGGACTATAACTTACTAAATTTACTAAATTACTATTACTCATAATTCCTCCTTATACTTAAAAAGGACTAGCATTATACTAGTCCCCTATCTTTTTAAATTTCTCACTTCTTCCTTTATTTCTTCCGCCATTTCCTTTGTTGCCAATTCCTTTGTGGTGGAATGTAATAGGTCGATTTTATCATCTATTCTATCCACCTTAGAATTTAAGTCATCAAAACTTTGTTTAGAATCACAGGAATGCTTATTTAGACTTGTTTCGTGCAAATCCAACCTTGATGTATTCTTAGCAATGATTTCTGTTAGTTTGTCGTTGATTTCGTTGCTTCTTTCAAATTGTTTATCTTGATTTTTTTGCCAAACCCTTTTATCAGAGATGTAGAAATACAAAAATAAACCTGCTATAACTATCAAGATTCCATACTCACTTATTGCCTTTGCTAACTCTAACACAATTTTCTCACTTCCTTTCAGATATTTTTATATAAAAAAGAGAGCATTCGCTCCCTTGATTATTCTGTTACCTCTTCCCAACCGTCAGGGTATTGTTCTGGGCTAAAAGTATTTGTATTTATCTTAGATTTGTATATTTTTCCCTTAAATAACACCTTATTCCCTTCATTATAAGCGTCATGGGCCCCTGTTGGTTGGATAAATTCCTTTACTACCTCTGTTGTACTTCCATCTTGATTTTTAATTTCTACATTTAGATATTCTCTATAAAGTGCAGGGGTGGATTCTGGTAACCATGTTGTTTGACTTCTATGTGCTTGTATTGTTTCATAGACTTTTCCCTTGTAGGTAAATTTCTCATTCTCTTCATAATTTTTTCCGACTTGATAAGGCTTATATTGATTAAGGATATTTTCTTTTTGCTCTTTATTTAAATCTTTAGATAAAACAAGGGTCTCAAAGGCTGTTTTAATTTCCTTTTTAAGTTCTGCCACAATGTTATCTAACTTACTAATAGCTATATTAGGATTAGCTTCTTTTGCAATCTCATTAAGTCCTAACTCAATCAAGATACTATCACTTTCGCCTCTTTTGTCCCCTTTTAAAAAGATAATAAAATCCCTCCAAGGGTTATCTTGTTGGATTCTCACTTGTGTTTCGTCCTTACCTTCAAAATATTCCTTTGCTTTTAATTCGTACATATTTACTCCTTTTTTGTATTAAAATAGAGAGGATAAACCTCTCTTAGTTACATTGGTTGTATTTCTTTATATTCCCCTTCTAGTGGTAGGAGAGCTTGTTTGTCTTTTGGTAAATCTTCTATGCAAGGTATAAATATATCTCCTATTTCTTCTTCAAACATACAAATACTTTCTAGAATTACATTCGCACCTGTGTATGACCTTATCTGTGTAGGCCATTGTATTTCTGACCCTTTTAATTCTATATAGTTAAAATTACCTTTAGTTTTATAAGGTTTATATTTTCCTTTATATATATCTATATCACCATCTACGCTTCCAAAAAATCCTATATAGTAGGTCTTATCAGCAGATATTTCTATGTTTTTTTCACGCATTCCATCTTTAGTAAATCCACCCGTAGATGTTTTTAAATTATTTATATAAACTTTATGATTTTTAATATTTACATTTGCCCCTGATTCGTTATACATATATTCAGGACTTTGTAATATTCCACCATTTAATATAAAGTTGTGCTTAACTAACATAAAGCACCCCCTCTTGACCTAGAGTGGAAAAACCTCCTGAAATACCCCCCCGATAGGAAAACGGCTTGGTTATCAGCTTTTACGCTGTTTTTGTTTGGGATATATATATCCGATGGGAAATCTTTATATATACCTAAAGCATAAATATATCCATTAGCTGATTCATTAGATAAAATATAGGTTGCACCCTTAATTTTATCCCCTCTCATTTCTATATAGTGGAAATCTCCAATAGTTTTAGCAATTTTATATGTTTCACCTTTATAAATCCTCAAAGTTTTATCACTTTTTCCATAAACACCGACATAATATGTTGCATTTAAGTCTATGTTTTGCGATAAACTTTCTGCATTATTGTCTACCGTCATATTTGATATAAAGGAATTTAGATTATTGAAATAAATTCTACCATTTTTAAAATTAACGACTGATTTAGTTGTTTCATAATTTGGTATACTCAACTTATCATTATTTAAAAGTAGGTTTTCATTAATTCTCATACACCCTCCTCTCTTATCACGCTCACCTTATCCTCTGGCATGGTAACAGATGTAAAAATCATTTCCCCTGTAACTTTTTTACCAAAGTCAATTTCATAGTCCTTAATTTGAGGATAAACATGGATAGCATATCTTAAAGCCTCATCAGTCATTGAGTAAAACAAGATTATTCCTTGGCTTGTAGCCTTTATCCTAAACTTATATTTATCGCTATCAACATTTACCTTCAAAAAGTCATTAGCTACAAGTTTTCCGATTTCTTTTGGTACAACCTTAACTTCGCCACTCTCTACTTTGGTATCTAAAACATAAACAGTATCATTGGCGTATTTGACAGTATTATCAAATATTAAATCCTTTACTTCCTGTAATTGCTCTTTTACCTCATCTTTTTCAGCCTTATTTTTAACCTTGTTATTTATACTTGTATCAAGATTATCAAGCTTATTTTTATAAAGATTAGTAAAATTATTATCCGATAATTGCTTTCCAGGTACTTTTTCAACCCTATCATTTAGCTTTTTACTATATTCACCTAAATACTTATCGGTTGAGACTTTAACCTGCCCGTCAATATCTTTCAAGGCTTGGTATTTTTTACTCCCAATTAAAGCTATATAGCTATTTCCTGTGCTATCAATAAGATTTTTCGTGCTATTAGATATTTCTTCAATTCCATTTTCTAATGCATTATAAGTGTCTAAGAGATTCTCCGAATAAGTTTGAACTTTAGAATTAAAATTATCAATACTCTTATTAATACTTTCATCAACCTGTTTTTTAGTATTATCTATACTATTAAGATTATCCTTTAATTTTTTGTCCGACCTTTTTATATAATCATCTGTAATTTCTTCTATAGTTTGCTTATATCTTAAACCCGTTTCCATATCTGGTAGGTCTTTAAAACCCTTAACAACCTCAATAATAAAGTCATTATCACTTGGAAAAACATATCCACCAACACTTATTTCCAATACATAGTCATTTTCTTCTATGTTTCCTGGTAACTTAAACTCGACTTCGGCGTCTTTTACTGTAGACTTAGTTGACCAGTATTTTTTAATATTAGGATTAAATAAGCTTATATCAGCTTCTTTCCCATTAAGATTAATAAGAGCCCCATTGATATCTTGCAAGGCAAATTTAAAGGTGGACGACCTATCAGCTTGTTTGATAACTCTTCCACCCTGTTTTTGTTTTAAATTTAGTGTATTTAAGGACATAGTTTAGTCCTCCTTAACTTCTTCTATATCTTCTTTCTCTTTTAATTCTTTAATCTCTTTTTTTAGTTCGTTATTTTCTCGATTTAACTTAATAATCGTACTTTTTGCCATAACCAAATCGTGATTGGATTGCATTAAAGTGTCTATATAAGCTTGTATCATATCATCCATGTTTTTACTCCTTTACCCAATATGCTTTTTCCGTTTCAAAATCAAGTATAAAACTTTTAGGAAATCCGTCCATCCAAAAATGCAACTGACTTCTAGTTACCCAAACTGTACAACCATTAGCCTTGTCATAATCATTTATAAATCTAACTTGTCTTCTAAATTGCACTCCCTCATGGTAAATAATAGGAAAAGCATGGTATTCTCCGTACCAAGTAGCTTTGTTATATCCAGTATAATTCCATTTATCGTAATCTGTATAAGAGTAATAGGCTTTTGCATCATTACTCCAGTATCTAATTCCTAAATAACCAGTTGCATAATGTGCTAAGTTCATAGACATCATCGCTTCTGTTCCTTCTCTTCTTGTTACAGTTAGACCTCCGAATGTCTTACCATTCCAACGATTATCTCTAAACTCAATATGGTTATAGGAAATTTCCACTCCAACATCATTACTATCATTCATGGTTCGGAATGTTCCCTTGGCGTTAATATAAGACCCATCAAAATCAATGTTTCTAGCCTCTATCTTGTACCTATCAAATTCTTGTTTTACTAGAGAGCCAAACCCATCTTTAGACACCTTGGATTCTATTTTATCAGCCTGTATATTAACTCTGGCATTTAGATTTTTTATTTTCTCATCCAAACCACTTTCGACCTGCGATACAATAGCACTCACACCTCTTTGAGTTTGTTCTACCATAGATTTAGCTTCTAAAACTTCCCTGTTAAGGTTGCTCATATCTTTGCCAATGCTAGTACCTAACATTCCAACTTCACTTTTTATCATTTGGTCTGTTTGGGTTTTGGTGGAGTAGTTGAGGTTAAGAAATGTTTTGATCTTACTTTCTGTATTATCTCCCATTTCCTTAATGGCTTTTTCTTGGGTTTTACTAGCACTTGCTATTTCAGAACTTATTTCATCTCTAGCAACTTTAAAATTACTTTTAATACCAAGTATTTCTCTATCGATTACTTCATATTTATTATTAGCTCTATTATTAAAATCATCAAAGTTATTAGATAAACCACTTATTTTTTCTTTTGCTTTATTAATATCATTATTCGCTTTTTCTAATTCTAAGGCTAATAGATCATGTCTTTTTTTAAAATCTATCTTGGTATAATCAATACTATCTCCTAACTCTTTTTTTGCTTTCGCTAGGTCTTTATCTATCTTGCTATTAAGACTTGATGTATTTTCGCTTATATTGGTTCTTAAATTATCCAATCTAAGATTAAAATCTTTATTAGCTGTAAGTTGGTCTCTTAAAGAGATATTTATGCCATCTATTGTTTTATCAATTTCTAATTGCTTATCTATAATCGGTTTAGTCTGTCCCGTTTTAGGGTCTACATAAGTTGTAGATTCTGTTATGGATTCATATATCCTGCTATCAGTTTGTTCTCTTTCAGTTTTGTAGGTCTTAAAACTATCATCACTATATCTTTTAGCAGTTGCAACAGAGCTTTTAATTGCATTTTCAGTAGTTTCAAATCTTACCCTAGTTTCTTCCCACATTTCTTTGGTAAGTTCTATAGTTTCGTTCATATCATCAACTATGTCTTTCGGCTTATTAGACAAGGTTATTTCATTATCCATTTTTCTGTATGGATACTTAACCATTCTTACAACTCTAAACCTTTCTTTAGTCTTTCTGTCGTTATCTAATAAATAAACATAGTCTCCAACATCAAAATAAGCATCATAAAGCTTGCCTTTATTAACGTAAGATGGACCTTGTACTCCAATTGCTTTTCTTAAATCTTTTACTTTTATCTTTATAGTTGTTTTAGGTCTAGATAATATCTTAAGCTTTCTTTCCGCTTCTTTTTTAAGGTTCTCAATATTGGTATATCTTTCATCTTTCCAATAATAGGTTATTGTCCTATCATTAAAACTTTTATCTTCTAGATAATCTTTACCATTATTAATCTGATTGATTTTAAGTCCATTCATACCTTCAGGTACAATCCTAGTGGCAAACTCAAAACTTTCAACCTCTATATCTTTATCTTCAACGTTTAAAGCTATATCTAGATAAAAATCTTTATAAGAAAACATCTTCTTTCCAAATACAACATTTTTAAAATAAGGATCTAGCCTATACTCTATGTCATATTTTTCTACAGCTTCAAGAAAAACTTCCCAACTTGACTTGTGGTCAGCTGTTATTGTTCTTCTTTCATCTATAGCTTCTAAAACTTCATAGTTCCAATCATCTGGCATTATTCCAATCAAAACATCTTCAAATTTCTTATAAGGGAAATTGAAGCTTTTATTGAATTTTTCAAGCCAATCTATATTATTAGCTTTACACTCTATCTTAAATCCATCATAAAATGGTTCAATGTTTTTAACAACATATTCTTGCATATCTTCAATGATCAAAAATTCTACATCAAACAAGTATCTATATTCTTTTGGAATTTCAAAGTTAAGCCTATCTAATTCATTTATTTCTATTTCAACTTTAAGATGTTTAAAATAGGAGAATGCAATCTTTTCTTTAGTTTTAGTATTTATAATTAGCATATTATCCTACCTTCAAATTCAATTGCACAACTAAAATCACCAGTGCCATTAACCTCAACATCTACAAAATCATCAATATAAGGAAATTCCATTAATTCTATAATATTGTCAGGACCAAAGTTCAAAAAGCCCTTTTCTGAATCAATAATTACTTTATTTTCAAATTTTTTAAGTCTTATTTCGCTTTTGAACCCTTTTATACTTACATTATTTCCACTACCTTCTAGTATTATCCTGCAAGGCGTAGGCAAATTCCCATTATTATATATAGTTGTCTTTTTACCTATTGGAATTTCATTGGATTGGGTTTTCAACATAGCTATAGCTTGACCTTCATAAGTTATATTTTGGTAAAAATATCTTGTATCTACATCTTTAGATAAAAATCTTCCTCTATAAAAAACTTCATTATCAAATGTTATGGTAGATAATTCCAATTTTTTTGATAATTCATTCCTGTTTTTTCTAATCTCTTTCTTATCCCCTTTAAATTCAACAGAAAAAGAGACAGGCGTAAGAGCCGACCTCTTTTTGCTATAAAATATAAGACCTGTATCTGAGATGAATTCATCTCTTATTACTTCAGTATTTCCTATTTCTGGATAAGCTAATACATGGGCATTATAGATTTTTAAATCCTTTATTAAGTTTATAGTTTCAATCACCCTCTACGCCTCCTTTCTTTACTTATTTCTTGGCTTACAATTGGAGCTACTGCTTTTCCTATCTCTCTAGAATCTAGGTTTATAATACTTGTTACAGCACCATTGCTAACTTGTACTTCAATTTCTTGTTTATTTTGTATGGATCCACCAGCAAAACTATAGGCTAGATTTGCCCCCATTTTATTATTATCAAATAAAACTGCATTTTTAGCCTTATTTCTAATAGCTTCCATAGTGTTTTTAATTTTCTTTACTACAAAATCTTCTTCATCTCCAATACCAATTCCTAGACCTTTAGTAAGCATTTGTCCTACTTCTTTTCTAAAAACTCTAGAAGGGGAATGTATTCCAGCAGCCGCTTTTGCAGCAGCAACTGCCGACCTCATAACAGATACAGCAGCAGATATTACGCTAGACCTACCGCCATAAATTCCTCCAGAAAGACCTGCCATTAGATTATAACCTGCAGATGAAAAAGCTCCTCTATATCCATTTATATTTCCTACCATTCCAGAGCACATAGAAGAGATTGTAGATCTCGCTCTCGAAGAACCACTTCTTATTGCAGATACAAGTCCATTCATCATTGAATTTGCTAAGCTTTTAACCCTACTAGAAGTAGAGGACATCTTAGAATTAATGCTATTACTCATAGAATTAAACTGATTCTTAACTTTATTCGTTCCACTTGTAATAGCAGAAGAAAAGTTATTCATCATAGTTCTAGACTGGCTTGTAACTCTAGATGTTAAGTTTGAAAATGTAGAATTAATCTTTGCCTGCAAAGAAGAAAAAGCACTTTGAACTCTATTAGCTCCACTAGTAACACTACTTGTAAGGCTATTCATCATTGAATTTGCACTAGATTTAACCTTATTTGTCGTAGAACTTAAACTAGAAGCTATGCTATTACCCATTTGTTGGATATTAGCTGTTGCTTGACTAGCTCCTGTTTGAATAGCTGATTGATAAGCATCCATAGAAGCCTTACCAGCTTGTGCAAATGAATCACTTTGTGCATTTAAAGAATTTGCAGCCCCTTGTCCTATAGCCTGAGATGATGAATCTACACCTGACTTTGATTGGTCTATACCTCCAGCATACTGGCTACCAAGTTCTAGACCTTTTGAATTTGCTACACCTTCTCCACTTTTAAGGTTTTCAACTGCAGTATTTCCTAATGCTTGTGATCGACTTGTAACGTCCATAGTCGATGATTCTATACCATCAGCAAAGTTTGTTCCTGTATTAAGTCCTTTTTCGTTTGCAGTTCCAAAAAGCATTGATGCTCTTGCTTCTAGTGGGTTTGAAAATGTATTGTTGTAAGCCGAAGATACACTTTCTTGTCCTGAACCTATCCCTTCAGAAAAAGCATTGGCATTTTGAGCTCCTATTCCCCTTAATATTTCTGAAATATCAGCTTCACTTAAACCTGCTTGTTTTAATGCTTGGTAAGCTGCATCAACATTAATTTTCCCAGCATTTGTACCTTCAGCGAAACCATTTGTATTTAAAAGACCCATGTTATACATTGCTTGCATAGCTTCAACTGATGTAAGACCAGATTCTTTTAATTGCCTATAAATATTTAGGGCAGCTTCTTTCCCAGCGGCAGAACCTTGACCAAAGGCATCAACATTTATTTGCCCCTTAGAGTACATTTCATCAAAGGCATCAAGCTCAGTAAGCCCCATTTCCATCATAGTATTAAATTCTTCTATGATTCCATCGGCTCCCTCGCTTGTCCCCTCTTTAAAGCCACGCATATTATTAACAGCTATTTCAGTAAGTTTTTCAACTGCTTCAATCTCTGTCATTCCAGAGTCCATCATCTCTTGAAGCTTTTGCCTATAAGTTTGACCGCCTTCTTCAGTTCCATTTACAAAACCGTCAAGGTTAAGACCAGCAATTTCAAAAAACTTTTCAGCAGCTTCCATGGTTTGAAGTCCAGATGTTCTTATAGCTGTGTAAGCACTTTTTACATCTCCAGAGCCTTCATAGATTGCTTGGGCGTATTCTTCTACACTTGCTTTACCTTCTTGTCTTACAATCGCTCTTGCATCAGAATCGGATACTCCAGCTTTTATTAAATCTTTATAGGCTGTAGAAACATCAGTAGATCCATCTCTTAATCCCTCAACAACTCCACCTACCATATTTTCTCCAGTAGGTTTTGTTTCAGAACCATCAACAGAACTATTTACCTTATCAGGCAATTCTTTTGCTTTATCAGCTACCTTATTTTCGTTTTCATTCCATCCGTCTTTGATACCATCAATAAAGGATTTACCTATATCTTTAAGTTTTCCTACTCCCGATTTTAATTTACTTCCTAATACAGATATAAGACCTTTTGCTTGGACTTCTGCAAATAAACCTTTAGCAGCATTAATTCCATCACCTATTTTATTTACAAGTGATTTACCGACATCTAATAGTTTAGATGCACCTTGTTTTATTTTATTGGCAATAGATCCTACAACTTTTCCAGCAGAATTTGCAATCTTATTTAAATCTAAATTAAAACCCTTAACAATAGCTGCAATTAATAATCCACCTACAACTACCAATCCAAGAGGATTTGATAAAACACCAGCTATAAGAGGGATAATCTTAGCTGCTATTGATGTTATAAACCCAAATCCTTTTGATAGACCTCCGCCTAAGGATTTAATAAGTCCACCACCGACAGTTCCTAGTTTGCTTGCACCAACTTTACTTATTCCATTAGATAGTAAGCTTACAATCTTGCCGCCAGCACCAGTTAATTTTCCGCTTCCAGTTTTTATTCCATCTATTAACGGACTTATAATTTTAGATCCAGCGTTAGTCATCGAGCTTTTCTTGCTAGATATACCTTTAACCAATTTAGAAATTAGTTCTCCACCAGTTTTGTTCAGTTCTAAACCCTTGCTATTAAAAGACTGTACTAAATTAGAAATAATCCCCTGAGCTGACTTACTTACAGCAGTCTTTTCTCCAAGTAGCCCCTTTGCTAAAGAAGCCATCATTTTTTTAGCAACTGCAGGGCCTTTAAATGCTGCAAAGGCTATGGATAAAGCCATCAATATTTGTGGTACTGCTTTAACTACGATATCAGGATTCTGTGCAAGTCCCTTAGCTATATTAACTAATAATTCAATTCCAACCTTTAAAAGTCGAGCAGCATTCCTATTAAATGATTCAGCTAATTTACCAATAATTTCTAAGGCTTTAGGTGCTAAAACATCAGCTCTAGAAGATAAACCCTCAGCTAGTTTTACAAGTATATCTCCACCAACATCAAAAAGTTTTGCTCCCACTTCCATAAAAGCAGATACAAGTCTAGTTATTATTTCAGCTGCACTATCAGCAAGACTAGAAGAATTTTTTTGAAGTCCATCTAGAAATGATAAAATAATAGTTTTTCCAGCTTCAATAAATTTAGGTGCTTTTTGGGCAATATACACTGCACCTTGGGCAATCATATTTCCCAATACTGTTGGCAATTGCCCTATATCTTTTGTTACAACTTGATTAAGTTTATCAACCTGTTTTGTTACAGATTGGACAACCTCTCTAAATGGACCATCAACATGTTCAAATAAGGCTATTCCTAATCCTTCAAGGGCGGATATAAGTATCTTAATATCTCCCTTTAAATTATCATTCATGGTATCTGCCATTTTCTTAGCAGCACCAGTAGAATTATTGATTGAATTAGTAAGCTTATTAAAATCTTCATCACTTGCATTTAAAATTGCAAGCATACCTGCCATGGATTCTTTTCCAAAAAGAGTTGTTGCAGCTTGAACCTTTTGATCTTCACTTAAGCCCTTAAAAGATTCTCTCATCTCTCCCATAAGTTGATTAAAAGGCTTAATCTGTCCTTTAGAGTCAGTTATGGAAATACCTAAGGCATTCATTTGCTCTTGGACTTGTTTTGTAGGAGCTGATAATCTTGATAGAGCAGATTTTAAGCTAGTTCCAGCTTGACTACCTTTAATACCAGCATTAGCCATTAATCCCAAAGCAACCGATACATCTTCTACCTTATATCCTAAAGCTCCTGCAACTGGTGCTACATACTTAAAAGATTCACCAAGCATAGATACATTAGTATTAGAAGCTGTAGAAGCTGCAGCCAATACATCAACAAATCTTCCTGTGTCTTTTGCTTTTAATCCAAAAGCAGTCAATGAATCTGTAACTATATCTGATACAAGACCTAAGTCCTCACCACTTGCAGCTGCAAGATTCATTACTCCTGGTAAACCATCAAGCATTTCTTGACTAGACCAACCAGCCATACCCATGTATTTTAAGGCTTCGGCTGATTGAGTAGCTGAAAACTTGGTAGTAGCTCCCATTTCTTTAGCCTTATTTCTTAAAGCTTCTAATTGCTTGCCACTAGCTCCAGAAATAGCCTTAACTTCGCTCATAGCTGCATCAAAATCAGCTCCAGCCTTAACAGAATATCCACCAAAAGCACCAAGAGCAACTCCTGCTGCCTTAAAGCCTGTTTTGATTCCGCTTACAGCCTTATCGCTAATACTTTTAAATCCTTTACCAGCAGCACTTGCCATAGCAGATAAAGAAGACAATCCACTTTTAAAACCTGAGGTGTCTAGCTTGGTATCAAATAGCAATTTACCATCACTCGCCATATTTCACCTCACTTTCTTTTTATATTTGCATGCTTGCCATCATAGACCTAGCAAAAGATATTTCTTTTTCTTCAGCTGTTCTTTCATCAGGCAAGGCATATATTTTTTTCATGTTTCTATAAAATTTCTTTTCATCTTTGCTCATTTTTGAGGATATTTCCTTAGATCTATAAGACAAAATTTTAGAAAACAAACACTTTTCATTTAAACTTTCAAGCAAAGCTTTAAACTCCCACCAATGAAGATTTACAGTAAAAAGATTAATATTATAACATTCAACAAAAGCAGAATATATATAAGACCAGTCATGCTCAAAGGAATAAACAAGACTTGGTTTTTCATAATCAGATTCTTCCTCTTTTTTGTTATTATTTTCTTTAAAGTCTTTTCCTAATGCGTAAAACCAAAGAAATCCCTCAAACAATTCTTCTAATTGTTCAAGAGATTCCACAATAATTTTATCTTTAAGGCAAACTTTTGATATCTTTTCAAGCTGTTCTTTGTCAGTTTTACTTTCATCTAACATCAGTTGTTCATATTCAATCCACGCCCTATAGTCCGTATTGAGTTCTATTTTTTTATGATTTACTTCTACATAAGTTGGTAAGCCCTCAGTTAAATAAATCATTTTTCATCAACAATAATCCCGTCTACAACTTCATTATTTGAGTTTATTGCTTGAAACATTTTTTCAAGTTCTTTATTTGCTTTATCAACTTCTGAAATCAAATAATTTCCAATACTTATATAATCAGTCAATAACAACTCATCACCTTCGAATACTTTTGCTTGAATATCATCCATAGATCCATATCCTAAAATTGTTTCAAAGGATTTTCTTAATGCTTTTTTAGCTTCATCATTAGTAGATTTTTCAAAATCTAATTTTCCTATTTCTATAAGCTTATTTGCTAAATCATTATTATGTTCAATCTCATATCTTAGATATTTAGTTTCTTTATTTTCGCCTTGATATTCAAATTCAAATTTAATTATTTGTCTTTTTTGTCTTTTAAATGCCATAAAAATCTCCTTTGTTTTTAATTTTCTCTAAATAAAAAAGGGAGCATAAAGCCCCCATAATATTTTTTTTAATTAGGCAGTTCTTCCTGAAGTTTCCCCTGCCGTATTAGCTCCAGTACCTTCAGTAAACTTAATTGTTAGCCATTCAGTATCTCCATCTCCAAGTTCAGCAAATCCCTCAACTGGTGCACCATTTGCTTTAAATGATCCTGAATATTGATAAGCATCTGTACCATCTCCAGCAGAATCTGGAACTATAGTGTGGTTTCTCTTAATAGCAAAGTATTTACCTTTTTGTCCTTCAATTTCTTTTGCAAAGTCAACAACTACAATATTAACTGTAGCGTCATCTGCTAGTTGTTCTTTATCAAAAACTTCTTGTATTCTATTGTGTACTGGATTATCTTTGTATCTATCCAAGGTGAAATCAGTAGTTGATGTCATACCAGTAACAGCAGTTCTCTCTGATTTTTCATCAACGTATTTTCTTGAATACTCTTCTGTTTCTTTTGATGTTGGTAGGTCTGTAAAACCTTTCATTCTGTAATATTTTCCATTAACTTCCATAAAAGAAACTACATCAGCCCTTAATACTAGACCTTTAAATTCTTTTAAACTTTGTATATCTTTTGTTTCAGCCATTGTTTACCTCCATATAAACTAATCTCATTTGTATTTGGTATTGACTAGAACCGACATCGGCACTAGACAAATAACCATTTGTTATAATTTCTAACTTTGTTGGATATTTATCTCCTTCAAGCTCTGGAAACTCTTTCTTATAATTCATCTCCTGAATCCATTCAATTAAATTGTCAAAAAAAGCGGAATTTTCTAGTTGTGTAACTAAATCTCCGCTCATATGACTTCTTGTAGTGAAGATAAAACCAAATTGTTTAAGCTCATCTCCGTCTACATATTTTTTAATTGTTGGACTTATAGGCTCAGTATAAATTCCATACTCCAAGGGTTGGTCTCCTAGAAAATCAACACTAAGCCTTACATCGTCTTCTAGATAAGGGCATTTTAAAAAGTATTCCCTTACACTTTCAATAATTGACTTCATTTTGCTTTAGCTCCTGCTATACTTGCAGCACCTCTTAAAATAGAATCTTTGTGGCTTGATTTCATCCTCTCAAACCATCTATTTCCTCTCATAGGTGCTCCTTGGAAATTAGCTGGTTCGTAATACCACCTCTTGGCGTATGGTGTTTGTTGAATTATTTTTCCTGACCCTATAGATGTTTGACTGGTAGCTGCACCTATTAAAGTTCCTATATCTTTTGGCGTATATGGATCCATTCTCCTTATACATTCAGAATCAATAAACTTTTGAACCTTGCCACCAGTATCAAGGTCTCTTTTTTTCAAAGCCTTAACTTGGTCAAATTCAAATCTATTAAAATTAATCATTTCGCACCTATTCTTGTATGTTGCATTTTTTTAGACCCAAAATCAAAAACATCACAGACCGTTACAGTTCTAGCCCCATACAACTTTCTAAACTCCTTGGCACTAGCTAACTGTTTTATCTCTTTTAATTCATCGTTTCTTATTATTAGATCTTCAACTTCAACCGCCTTCAATAAGTGATTAGGAATATAACAAGTAATCTTATCAATATCGTCTCTACTTCTGCCAGTACGATTAGTATTTATCCCTCTTGTTTCTTCCCAATGGCAAGGATAAGTTCCATATTCTGCATAAATATCTTGCCTATTTTCTACATATCTTTTAATTATTGTTACCTGTGCATTAGTTTTCATATATCCCCCTATACATAAGACCAGTATGGACAAAAGCCTCACGAATCCTTTCATCAATAAGGCTTGCCATAAGTCCATCTTTTTTATCGCTAGAAAGGGTATTTGCACTAGCATATTCAATCTTATATTCGCCTACAGTCTCAGCTTTAATATTAAATGATGAATCACTCTCATTATCTTTTAAAAAGCCTATATCGGAAAAATAGAGCTCATTTAAAATATCAATAATCACTTCATTAACTCTCTTTTGTAGATTTAAATCATTATCATCAATTCTTTCAAAAGTCAGAAAATCTATACGCCTTTTTATCCTTCTTTGTAGGGATAAAAAAATGCCCTCCGACAAATCCAGCTTTGGGCATTTTTCTTTAAATTCTTTATAGGTTAACATAAATTAACCCCTTTCTCTTTATGCTGCTGGACTAGCAGTACCCTCATCTGCTGGTTTTGCAGCTTTTAATTTTGTTATAACTCTAGCTATTGGAATTTGGTTAAGTGGGAATGTTCCATCTTCATTTTTAACTACTTCCCAGTTAGTTCCCTTTCTTAATTCATCATCTGTCGGAGACAATGAAGCCATAGAAGTCTCAGTAAATGAAATACCTCTTGGGGCAAAGCAGTACCTATCTCTAGTGAAAAGCATATCTTCTCCACCATTTTTCTTAGGATCTCTGCCAGTTTCATATGGAACTTTAGCACCTGCTTTTGTATATTCAAAAGCACCTTGACCAAAGATATAAGTTGTGTATTCTCCTTCTTTGCTTACTGGTAGGGAGTCATCAATAATGATTGGTCTACCGTTTAAATTTGCAAGAGCCAATGGTCTTTCTATTCCTCTGCTGTCAGTGTATTTTACATATTGAATTAAATTTAAATTTTCTAATTGAGTTGAAACTGCTGAGTTCATAATAGCAGCTGCAAAGTTTTTCTTTCTTGATCCAAATGCTTGTTGTAAAGCATTATTTAAAGTTACTTGCCCAAATACTTCATCTTTGTAAGTATGTCCATCTACGAACTTCTTATCTTCTGCCTTTGACATTGAGAAGATACCTTCAAGTATTGCAAGAAGTGAATTTTGTTTTAAATCTTCCCACCAATCAAGAAGTTGATTAGCTACAGTTTTCATTGGATCGTGTCCACCTGTAATATCAAAAACAAAGTCTTTTTCAGTCCAGCTGTGAGCCCTACCAATTACAACTCTTTTTTGATAAAAAGTGTTTGTAGAATCAGACGTAATATCTGTTTGTCCATCATAATTGTCAGCATCTCCAGAAAGAATTCCAGCGATTGGAGTAACAATAATATTTCCCCCAACTTGTTCGTCCATTCTAGTTTTTAAATCTGCTCTTTCTACAATTGCAGATGAATTAAGTAGTTCATTTGTTCTTTCTCTTTCAATTGTATCAACGTATTTTTCAAATACTTCTGCATTAAAATATGTCTTATCAAATAATTTAGGCATCTAAATCCTCCTATAAAATACCTTTCTTGTTAGCTTCAAGCATTTCTTCGTAAGTCATATCTTTTAGTTCCTTATCTCCTAAAGATCCAGACTTACCCATGCTTCTTTGCTTTGGTTCTTCTTGTCCTTTAAATAGGTAAGAATCAGATTCTTTTAGCCCTTCGATTTGTGCTTTTAAGTCATCATTTAAGTTTTTAGAATCCTTTAGACTATCGATATCTAATAAAGCCTTAGCTGCCTTTAAGTTTCTACTTCCAGCATTAACCAAACCTAAATCAATAGCATTATTTAAAGTTATATTGTCCATATCTTCTTTAGCTTTTATTTGTGCCTGTTCATACTTATTTTTGTATTCCTCAGCACTTGCCTTGATTGATTCAATATCCATATCTTTAAAGGATTCTATTTGCTCATTAGCACTTGCGACTTGGGACTTGTAGTTTTCGTTTTCAGTTTTTAAAGTTTCAAAGTTATTTTTAAGTTGGTTATAATCTTCAACTTCTTTTCCCCTTAACTTAAAAACTTTCGCTATCTGTTCATCATTTAAACCTATTTCTTTTAATTCTTCCGTCTTCATAAAACATCTCCTTTTAAGCTTTTTAAGTCGTTGCTTTGACTTAGATATGTGTTTATTTCGCATTTTAGGTCCGCCTTGACCGTGGTGGGAAGAGTGGGATTCGAACCCACGAAAGCTAAGCTGACGGTTTTACAGACCGTCCCGTTTTCCACTTCGGTATCTTCCCATAAAAAAATCGCACGATTAACGCACGATTAAATTATTGATATTTACTTGTTTTGTGTGTTTTTCACACGATTAATTCTTTATAGTATAAAGTTTTTCATATTTATTTTTATGAGTTCCCCCTTGTAGAGTTGATTTAGCTTTTGTAAACTCATAAACACACTCAAAATTTTTAGGCATTTCATATCCACTTATTAAGACTATGTTGTCTTTACTCATATCTTCACACCAACTGTAAAATTCCTCATAGTTTAAGTTATTATGCTTATATACTTTTTTTGTATCTTTGTATGGCGGATCTAGATATATGATAGAGTCTTTTATTTCTGAAAATTCTTTATAGTCCTTGTTACTGATTTCTAAGCTAGGGATAGCCTTTAGTGTCTCTAGCATTGCCAAACGTTCTAAAGTTTGAATTCTTAGGGCTTCTGTACCCCCCCTCGATAATTCTTTCGGTCTGAGCTACGTGTTGAAGCTGTTGAAGTCTGCTATCTTTACCACTTTGTGCGACAAATCTTTTATATGTTTCTGTCTGTTTATATCCCTCAAAACAGTCGTGATTGTCTATAATGTCTTTGGCTAAATTATATTTAAATTCACTATCCTTTTTAGAATAAAGATAGCTTATGCTATTATTTCCAAAAGAGTTAATCAATAATTTCAAATAGTCGTCTATATTTTTGTTTTCCTTATCTCTAATCTTGAAAAATTCTTCCCTACTACAAATTAAGGTCTTAAGGTATTCCCTATCTTCCGATAATATTTTCTGTATCATTTGTCCTGGTATAGGGTCTATATCGTTATAGACTACATCTAGACCTTGTACCTTACACTCCAGTGTTATTGCTCCACCACCGCCGAATAGGTCGTATATAGTCTTATCTGTTCCGAAGTTTTGCTTTATAATCTCTATAAGTTTTTTAGCAATTTTCTTTTTGCTACCTATATATGGTAAGCCTATCGGCCTGCCCTTTCTGATTTGCTTTTCATCAAGTAATATTTTCAATTATCCTCCGTGTTTCTAGGTACAAAAAAAGACGGTTTCTCACCGCCTTAATTTCTTATTCCTTTGTTTATATTAAAATATCTTTGCTTTTTATCAAGCTTTTTAAATTCTTCTTCTGTCAATATCCTTTGCATTGCTATTTTATATTTCTTGTTGTATGGATACTTATTTCCATCTATTAACCTTCTAACATTTTCAGCGTCTTTCTTGAATAAAAAATGGGCGTGTTGCTCATAAGCACCGCCCTCTCTTTTAAGTAACCATTTTCTTTTCGGTAGTTTTGGATAATATTTTATTGTTAGTTTCATATTATTTTACAAAAGTATTTATACTATTTGTCCTTAAATTACCAGCCTTATTAAAATCATTATAAAGCTGTCTTTGTCTTTGTAGCCTTACTTGGGCTATTGTCTTACTTTCTTTATCTCCCACCTTGTCATACATCATAACTCTATGCTTGTATTTCCTGATAGTTCTTTCTATCTGCCTTTGCTTTTGAGTTGCTTCGTAGAAAGTATATTCTTTGCCCTCAAATTCAAATGGCTCAGGATCTATATCATCAAGCATTTCTTTAGTCCATGCTCTTTCAGATATTCCTTCAAAAAATGGATACCAATTATGCCTGCAATTTGCACCCATAAATCCAGTTACATCTCCATATCCTATATCATCAAGGCTTAAATATTTATCATTATCTCCCGACAATGAAACTATCTGTCCTTGCCATTCAGCATGAGATGGTCTAGCCCCAGCATGGGCTGATATTTCCATAAGATCTTGTCCCATATCCTCTGCATTCATCAAAGATATATCACCAGTCATTTGGTTTAGTGTAGTTCTTACAAGCATTTTCGATGCTGATTCTACAGTATAATTTCTTCCTGAGTTTTGATAATTTATTACTCTTATTCCAGAATCAGAAATATTGTTTATTAAATTTCTAACAACTTGATCTCTTGAAAAAGCCCCACTTGCGACTTGAAAAGCTGCTTGATTGAGGGACTTCTTATAAAAATCATTTAATTTTATATTCTCGCCATTATAAACTACTCCAAGAGATTTTGTTATATTTCCATTTCCCTCTATAAGTCTATCCATAGCACTAGCAATTGTATTGTTTACATGATTGTTTTTACTCAAATCAACTAAGCTTTTATTAACAGACCTGTATGCTTTCATTTCATCTTCATAATGTTTTAGGCTAGATCTATTAACTATATCGTGAATTTCTTCGTCAATACCATCTAAATATGGATTTAAAAGACTTCCTATTTCCTCACTTGTATATCCATTTTCAATCAAAACTTCCGCTTGCCTTTCAGCAGTAGCAGTTAAGTAGCCATTCTTATTTATCCTTTTTGCTATATCTTCAAGTATGGCATCTTCTAAATCTTGGTATAACTCTATTAGGTTGTCTGTTACCCTTTCCATATATTCTGGACTTAGCATTATTCTTCCTCAGCTACATCTTCTCTATTTTCAGAAATATTCGCTTGAATTTCTCCTAACTCATCATCAGTTACGCCATATCTCCATTTTAGATAAGCTTCAGGTTTTAATATTCCTGCTGCCACTTCTTGGAGCCTAATTTTTTGTTCTGTTTCAGAATCAACTACAAGGCTATCGTCAAAGTCAAATGATACTTGGCAATTATCATTAAATTGAATTGATAAATCCTTAAACCAATATTTTAATATCTCCACAAAATCTTCAAGACACCTTGCCAATTCATTTTGAATATCTTTTACTGTAGAATATGATCTTTGCTGACTTGTATTAATTTCAGTTGCAGTTTTAGCAGTAAATTCTACATCAGAAAGCGTTCCATAGGCAAGTCCACAAATAAACTCAATCTTTCTTATAATTCCATTTAAACCATTAAAAAGAGATGAATCCCTAATCGAAGGACTAAACACATTATAGAAATCCTTGTTGCCTGCTCCCATATCTAATCCTAAGTTTCTAAACAATCTTTCTTTTCCAGCTGGTAATGTGTCAGTATTCTTTAAGGCTGTTATATCTGCATCTATTGCAAGCTCACTACCCTCATACTCCCACATTATTCTTTGATATTGCTCGTCTGCATCTTGGATTAATGATATAGCCCTAGCAAAGCAAGATATACCCTCGTTAGAATCTAGATCTAAATTATTAGCCTGTGGGTTTTTGAAATATGAAAATAAAGGTCTATCCGATTCTACAATCATTTCATCAGCCATATCTGCCCACTCATCTATTAGGTTCAAATTTACTTTATCACCTAAAGTTTCGGCATTATTAGACATATAAGCAGTATTACTTATCAAATATTTATCGCTTATATCGTGTTCTTCTAGTCTTGTAAAATATATATCCTTATCTTTCTTATCCTTTTTCTTAATCCTGTCTATAAAAACAATATGATTAATATCTCCAAAGCTTGTAAATCCTAAGATTATAAACTTATTAGCAGGTACTATATCAATATCAATAAGCTTTCTTGAATAGTCTTCTACATAAGGTTTTATAACAATCCCACCTAAGGCTAATCCATATTCAGTAAACTTTCTAATATGCCTTATAAATCTTTGATAAATCAAATCTATATTTTCATCATCAACTTTTGTTTCAAGCTCCATTGTTACAAGCCTTGCAAGCTCACTTGATATAGCTGCACATAAATTCAAAGATTGGGACTTATCAATATCATAATCATTTTTTAACCAATAAGGCTCGCCATGGTAGCAATCAAGCCATATCTTATAATTGTTGTCAATGTTATTGGCAAGACTACCCAGTCTTTCTCTAATTTCTCTATCTAACATATAAACTCCTATGTATTCATCAACACTTTTATAAATTTCTCAATAGAATATTCAAAGGCATCAAGTGTATCAATATCACTTGTACCATCATCAAGCCTTATATCTTCCATTTCCTCTTCCTTCCATACCGCAGTAGATAAAGCATCTACCAAACTTTCACAATTCTTTGTATAAAAAAATCTATCAGAAGCAACCAAGGTATTGACAAGTCTTATCCTGTCATTGATTGGATTCTTGATAGAGTTCTTAATCTTTATATTTAAATTTGCATCTATTAAGGCTTTTTGCATACCCTTAATTAGAACTTGCTCCGCACTATCAGCATAAATAAGGTCAACATTTCCATAAGTAGATTGAATAATCCTTACAAAATCAATTAATTGGTTGTATAAGTCTGTAGGCTTATCAGGTTCTAATCTCTCAGACCTTAACGCATATACCTTTTTAAATCCTCGACTTATACCTGTACAAATAAATGCGTGCTTTGAATTATTACCACCAAAGTCCACACCAATCTGTATCAGCTGCAGTTCGTGAGGTTTTTCCTTAATTAAATAATTATCAGGAATATCAGCAAACTGCTTATAAATAAGCCCCTCTGCCACTACCCTAAGTCCCAATATATCTCTTTTGTACCAAACAGAATTAGGATCGTACTGGAGTTTTATTTCCTTTTTTCTTTGGTCTGAAATATTGATATTATCATCAATAGTGAAGTGCTTATAATTATATCCACCAAAATCTATTCCCTCATCAATCATATTCTGGTACTTATCTATGTGATCAGAATAAATAAAATGATTAGGACTAGAAGGGTTTAAGTCCCAAAAGAACTTTCTTCTCTTGGCTGCTGCAGTACGGTTAAAGGCTTCTTTGATTGAATCTTTATGATGAAGATTTATCTCAGTAGCTATCCACATTCCAAACGAATTACCACGTATCTTTTTATATGAATCAGCCTTGGCAGCACCCGCAAAAATCACTATTCTTTCTCTAAATTGTGTGTAAGGGCCTTTAATGATTAGGGCTTCATTACCTTTATGTTTTCCCCATCTACATTGACCACGAAAAATATATTCAAGACCAAAACCATTGGCATCTCCAATATTTAACTTGGCATTTGCAGCAGTAGAACCAGTAGCAAGATGAATCCTATCTCTTGTAGTTTTCAACTCGTGAGCAAAAGCATAAATATTATCAACAGTTTTACCTGCCCTTACTGCACCTTCAGCAATGTTATAGGTATTATCAGCACACTTTCTTATATAATCAATATGTTTATCAGAAAAGTTGAAAGGAATTGTTTTTCTTTTCTTAATCTTTTCCATAAATCATCCCATCTATATCGTCTAAATCTTCAACTTCTTCTGATATACCTTTCATGATTTCAATTTCTGTTTTAGTTTTCTTAATTTGGGTTTCTTGTTTTTCTATTTCTAGATCAGAAGCATTAAGTCCAAATCGTCTCATAAGAAGTTCAGCTGCTTTTAGCCTATCTTTGTTCTGAACCTTTACTTGCCCTAGGGCTTCTCCTCCAAACTCAGTCTTATAATAAACTTCATCGTGGGTTTCACCTCTTAATACCGATGTCAAATACTGCAGGACTTCTTTTGATTCAGCAATAGTCTCAGCTTCTATTTCTGTTAATTTTTTATCAACATAAGCTTTTACCTTAGGATTTCTTAGTAATTTATGAGCCTCAACGCTAGCCATATTATCGCTACTATACTTATAACCAGCTTTCTTATATGCTTCGGTAGCATTCCCAGTCTTGATGTACTCATCAGCAAACTTCTTTTGTTTAATTGTCAATTTCTTCAGAGTACACCACCCCTTTCTTAAATCTATCAACTAGGCTGCCAAAAAAATGAAAGATAATTCACACGCACTTTAAAAACAAAAATAATATAATAATTCGAAAGGAGGTTTTGGCAGCTTAGCTCATAAATTTAAATAAAAAAAGACAGGTTCCCACCTGCCTAAAATGTTAACTTTACAACTCCATAGCCGTTTTGATAACGACTTATAATTTAACACTTAATAATATATCATCTAAAGATAAGATTGTCATTCACTTCTTGTTCACCTTAAATTATATTTAATATTTTTTAAGTATTTTACTAATAGCCTTCAAGGCATGGTCGGACTTCTTCCAAATAGCAGATTTGCTCAAATGTAGCTTATTCCCCATTTGCTCCATAGTCATGTCATTAAAAATCCAAATGTGATACACAATAGATCTATAATCATCATCTTTTAAATTTTTAAGGGCATACCTTATATCAGCATTTTCAAGCCTTATTTCCTTAATTTCCCTATCAATATCATTTATCTTATCAATAACTTTAATTATCTTTTCCTCCTGTGTAGACCCACCACCTTGGACTGCCTCAGAATCAGACATACAAGCCTTAATACCATCAATACTTGCTCTTAGATTATCTCTCTTATCCATTTTCATATCGATATAATCTAAGTCGTATCTGTACTTTTTTAACCTTTTTTTCACTCCTTCCCTTTCAATCTCGTTCTTGACCTCTAACACGCTTTTTCTTTTCCTATAAACCATTATTTCTCCTTATGTTTCCAAAAATTTAAACTCATTCCCATACTTAAACAAAAACATCTTCTTTTTAAGCTTGTATACATCAGTTTTGAAACCTTTTACATCTTCAACAATCCATATCTTTTTATTATTATCAAAATATTTAAAATCAGCCTTATAAACAACTTTTCTTATAGTTTTACCATTATGAATTTGTTTAGGAATAAGATCGAAAATAGGTTGCAACTCCAAACAAGAAATAGACTTACCTCTTTCAAGAAGTTTCAATTCCTTGTATCGCCTAGCCTCTTTCTTACTATCAAACTTGATGCCATCAATTTCAGTCTTTACTGCTCTATACTTGCTATATCTTGGCACTTTTCAATCTCCCTATTTAAATAAGTTATAGCTTTTTTTAAGTCTTCCACCTTGTCATCTTTCTTTCCTGCCCTAGCTATATATTTAAAAGCATTACCAAGGTTAAAATTAAAGTTATATGCATCTATCACATCAAAAGCTTCAATTCCGTTTGATTTATAATAGTCTGGTCTTATTTCATTCATTCAAAATCCCCTTAAAACTAATTTTCGTTTCTTTTTCTAAAGTATCTGCCATTTCTTTTAAACTAACCCTCTTATCATCTAAACAATCCATTGTCATCTTAAAATAATCAATAAAATTTTCTAGCCTTCCCCCTCCGTATCCTTCTTTATCTCGTAAAAACATCATCGGTATAACAATTAATTGTTGCAGAGCTATATCAAGCCCTATGTTTTTCCCTTCTTCAAATTCAGTTTTTCTAATAATATCTACATCTTTTTTCGTGTAAATATTTTTTCTAATTCTCATTCAAATCCTCGCTTTTTACCACTCAATCCTTATCCCATATATAAATTTGTTTTTAGTCAATATGTTTTTTGCATATTTATATTCCACTCGGAAATCTGGTAACATATCTTTTAATCTTAGCAAGAATGCTTCTTTACGCATCCATATCCGTTCTTTTTCTTCATAATCGTCCATTCTTACAACATAGCCTCTGTATCCCTTCAGATTAGCTTTTTTTATTTTGGATTCTAATTTCTCTTTTTTCCACCATTTTTCAAACCATACATCAAAAGCTTTCTCACGGTCTTGCCTTAACTTCTCAACATTCAACATACACATCTCCTAAGATTACAAGTCCTCATCTTTGACAAAAGTCCCGTTGATAGTACGACCGTGCCTTTTACTAATCTTTTCATACGCCATCTCCAAACATACAACAGGATCAATTTCTAAGTCTTCGCATAAGATAATTAATGTTACAAAAATATCTCCCATTTCAAGCATCATGTTTTCTTGAGTTTCTATCTGCTCATAATCAGAATAAATTTCTGATGGGGCTTGCCCTATCCTCTCTAAATAATCAAAGTCCGTTTTAAACTCAAAAACTTCCTCAATAAATTTTCCAAACTGTACATCAGCATTTTCCTCATGCAACAAATCCTTATCGTCAGCCCATTCCAAAACTAACTCTTTTAATTCTTCAAAATTCATTGTTTTGCCTCCATCTTACGCCTCATTTAATTCTTCAAGAGTATTCCACATACCCCCACCAAGTCTATTTATCTCTACTACAGGAGGATTAGTAGTACAGCCAAAATCAACAAACTCCCACCATTCACTACCATCATATTCTCCACGTTTCATCAAGAAACCAGCTCCATAGATGACTAAATCATTAGCTACTTCTTGCGCTCCAAATCCAGAATCATAATAAGTTTTTTTAGCTACTCTTTCGTAATTCTCTTTACTTATTTGAAAATCAATTCCTGAAATGTGGGTTACATCATCCCATGTTCTATTGTTATTCTCAATAACTCCAATTGTTTCTTCCCAAAGATTAATACTCATTATTTATCCTCCATAATTAATTCTTGTATTGTCACCTAAAATTCACCCTAACTTTAACTGTATCATCCTCTTAACTCCACATTTAGAGTCAACATTAAGCTCGATAAAACATCATTGTTCGTAGGTGTATACACAACTTCTCCTATATAAACCAAATCATAAAAGTTTATAGCCACATAGCTTAACTCAAAACCATAAATTAAATATTTTTCAAAGTCATCATATATCTTAACCTTTAATTCACTTCCATATTGACTTTGCCCCTGCTTAATTGCCATTAGAATCCTGTCCGCTATATCATAGTCAATTTTTAAACCATCATATGGTCCTAAACCCACAGACTCTGCTTTTTGTCCGTAAACATAATATTTCATTATTTATTCCTTAATCGAATCTTTTAACGTCACATATCTTTCCTATAGTCCAATAATTTATTGTATAATTCATTCAATGTTTCAATTTCTAATTCGCTTTCCTCACTTAAATAACCAGCATCATATTTCTTAGCCCAACCAAATATAGATGTTTTCCTTTGCCTAATCAATTGTTGTATTTGTCCTATATCAGATACTGTTAAATCAATTTTCATTCTTCCATCTCTAGTCTGTCTAGCAAATCTGGTCTAAAAAACTTAATAAAACTCTCATGCACAGCTGGGTAAACAAGATCACCATCTGTAATCACCTTATATATGTTTTCTCCGCACCAACACTTACCTGCATATGATATACTTGGCATAGGGTATTCAAATAATTTAATGGATTTCAAATCTTTTATCCTTTTTTCACACCCTATATGATGATTTTTCGAAGCTGCATTTATAAACCTTTCACAATAATCAATTACTTGAGTATCATGTATAGAATATGTTATTTTTGGCTTATTTAAAAAATCTCCATTTGCCCTATTCTCACGGTAAAAAGTCCTTTTAAAATTTGGCTTTAAATCTTTCATTCTTTAACCTCTCAATCACACCATGCAAGTGTTAAATGCACATTTCCGTCTTCATCAACATAATCCAAATCTTCGGAACTTAATTCAGTCCATCTTTCCTTATAATTTCCATTTATATCAACAACTTCCTCAAACAAATCAAATTTCAATTCATCTTCTGGGTCCATATCTTTAAACAAATCTAAAAATTCTTTTACTTTCATGTCTATTCCTCATAAGTATCTATCACATTTATAATTCCATCTTTTATCTCACTAGCTATTGATTCAGCTAAATCCTCTCTATCTACTTCATCATTTGTATTAAAATTACCTTTCAAACTTTTATTAATCTGTTTAGATATGCACTCTTCAATGGTAAACCAATTTCTGTTTATCCAATCTTTTAAGTCTTCTTGGCAGGTATATCGACTATTTAATTGTTTTATCTTTTCGTCTTGATATCTAACTACTTCTACAAGTGCATCTTTTGAAATGAAATTATGACTATCAAGTGCACAAACTCTCTCTATTAAGTTGTTTTTGCCATCTTCATTTGCATTAATAAAATCTTTATCACTAAATCTCATTCTTTTACCTCTCAATCCAACCACACAAATGTTAAGTGTGTATTTCCGTCCTCATCAACATAATCCAAATCTTCAGCAAATAATCGAGACCATCTTTCCGTACAATCTCCATTTCCATTGATAATTTCCTCAAACAAATCAAATTTCAATTCACTTTCTGGGTCAATATCATCAAACCATTCTAAAAATTCTTTTACTTTCATTCTTCCACCTCTTTTTCTATAACTCCATTTTCCTTTAAATCATCAATAAATTTAAAATAATATTCCATACAATCCCTATCTATTTTCGATAAATCAGGATTTTCTAAATGCTCTCTTGTAAACTCAAATCCACACATTCCACCATAAGAATTACATATAATCTCTAGTGTGAAATTCTCAATATTAAATCCACACCAAAAAGAATTAAAAGACATATATTCAAAATCTTCTTTTGTACCAAACGTTTTAGAATGACAAATGTGAATTGGATTTAGTGCTCTATTTCCCCACAACTTATATTTGCCTAATAGTTTTGTTTCTGGTATAAATAATTCTGATTTTAATACTTTATAAATCATTCCTTAACCTCCACCAATTCCTCTCTACCTTTCCAAAATCCTAACTTAAAATTCAAATAAGATGCTAAATACATAAGCTCCTCCCAATTACTTGGTGTTTCGTTCATATCTATAACTAATTCAAATTCTCGCTCAATCAACGCATTTATCATCTCGACTTGCTTTCCAGTTAAATCAAATTCATATTTCTTATCACTCATTTTAATACTCCTTTATCTATTACTCTATCAAAGGATTCTTCTTCCTCAATTTCTGTAATTCCATACTTTAACTCCAAATTTAATCTAATTATGGTGTATAAATCACTCATTATACAATGTTTTTTTACATGAGAAGCTATATAAGAATCTATTGCATCATTGATAACTTTTATTTCATTCTTAGTCAACATTACTGGGTATTTTTTATCAGTCATTCTTCAACCTTCCATTCTATAATCAATTATTCCGTGATAATCATTCCATTAATTGCAAGACCTATAACAATATCTAAAGCAGTCCTTGTATCGCTATATCTACAATTCGGTCTTTTGTGTATTCTTGGGTCGCTATCAGACCAATCTATAATATCAATCATTTCTTTACTTAGAAAAATCATTTTACAACCCTTAGCCACGCATAAGTAATAGCAACCATTTTTGCCATAACTACCTTTACACTTTTTAAACCCATACTTTTCATATTCTTTAATATCTTTAGTTGGTTTTAGCGTCATTCTTCCACCTCCACAAACATCGAATACTTAATTTCAGACGTTGATACACAAGCAACTAAGCTACCTCTATCTTCTTCATCAACAAAATCTAAACGACAAAATCCGTCTTCTTCAAACCCAAATGTATTAGCATCAAACACCCACTCCGTATTATCTTTAAATACAATTTTAATATTTGTTTTCATTTTTCCACCTCATAATTAAAATTTGAAATCTTACCCATTTCTGTTCTTCCATCATCAGCTAAAAATATTTCATTTACATGTTCAGTTATTTCAGAAATGGAGTTCTCATCATCCAAATTCTTTTTTATACCAAGCATTTCCTCTTCACTAACTTGAACTTCACAAGCATAATTAAATTTAAGTTTTAATATCATTCTTCATCTCCCTCATAACTTGCCAACGGTGCATAGTAAACATCTTTTATTTTAAACGCAACAATAGAATAATAGTAATCTCCATTTCCATTATCAGCATATAAATCTGCCTGAGCTATCTTGTTTTGATTGTGTACAAATACCACTTCTTGGGTTGTGAAAGTTTCGTCATAATCATCAAAGCTGTTCAATATAGGAGTTTTAAATCTAATATCAGTAATAACAGCATTAAGTTTCACATCTTTAAAATTTCCACAAGCAGTAGCACAACAATCAAACTCGGTCATTTCAATTGTTATAACACTCCCGTCATCTAGTTTTAGCCTATCTTCTGACCAATCTATAATTTTCTTGCCGACAAGCCTATCTATCATTTCTTTTTCAGTTTTATATCTCATTACTGTCTCCTAAAACGGAATCCTCCCCTCATCTTGCACTTCTTGGAAATCATCATCGAAGAAATCATCGTTATTTGTTCCATAATTGCTCTTAGAACGATTTTGATAACCTTGTTTAGTATTTGTATTAGAATTATATTCCGCTCCGTCCTGCGTTGATTTAGAAAGAAATTCGACGCGTTGAGCGACAATGTCTGTAGTAAAAACTCTATTGCCATTATTGTCCTGATAAGATCCAGTCTGAATTGCCCCATCAATTGCACATTGACTGCCTTTTTTTAAATATCCACTAGCATTTTCACCCATCTTTCCCCAAACAATAATTCTTGGAAAATCAGCTGTCGCCTTATTTTGTGCTTCCATCTCCTCTTTTTTGTCCTTGGATAAATTCTTATTTACTGCCAAAGTAAATTGACAAACTGCCATTCCCGATTGTGTATATCTTAATTCAGGATCTTTAGTTAATCGACCAATTAAAATAACTTTATTCATTCTTCCACCTCTTTCTTTTCAAAGTCTGATAAATCTGTATTATATTTTTCTTTGATTTCTTCAATTTCTTTAAGGGTAAACATTTTTTGTCTATGGGGTCTACATTTTTTGTCACCTAAATAACAGTACCCATTTAATGTATTACGATAAAGATACATTATTACACATCCTTTTATCCACCTATGCTTCAAATAAAACTTCTTTTCTTCTTTCCTTTCATCAATTGGTGTTTTTGCATACTCGATTAGTAGGTCAAAGAGTTTTGTTTTATCTTCATCATAAATTTCATCCCACTCTATATAATCGGTAGACATCTGTGCTAATGTAGTTTTGTTTACATTGGCAACGTTACTTTCGTATTCATCTTTAATAACAAGGTAATCATCTTCGTTAAAAACTTCAAATCCCAACTCTTTAACTCTTTTAATAAATTCCTTAGTTTTCATACAAACTCCTTCTCCTATTTTCCAAATAAAAATTAACAACAGAATCAGCCTCTACCTGATTTTCGCAAATCTTTAAAACTTCAACCCATTCGCCTTGATGATTTTCCTCAATTACCCAAAAGGCTTTATCGCTCAATACTTGCTTAATAACAAGCCTAGACTTGCTGTCTATATTTTTAATAACTTCCATCATTTTCTCCTAAATAATCTATTCCATATTCTTTAAGTTCGTCATCTCCAAGCTGCCTGCTATATTCCAAATACAAAACATAATACCCATTAACCACATATCCTGTGATAAGCCCCTCTCTTGGATAAGCTTTAATCGGGTCATGCCTTAACCCATACATAAAGGTCATTTGATAGCCTCTAAAATATTACAATCACTTTTAATAGTTCCCGCCTTAACCTTAACCACTTCCCCACCAACTAGGACAAAAAGGTGATAAGTACACCCTTTCTCCTTGTGGTTGTTTTTGTTAATCTTTGCGACTTTATCTAAATTTATAAAAGCTTCTTTATTTTCCTTGTCCTTGCATCTAATAAAATTCATTTACTTACCTTTCGTTCATCATTCTTAGAAACCTTCTTGTTCTTGCTTCTCTTGTATAACTTTTTTCTGTATCAATTAGTTTAGTCGCTTGTTTTTTGTCGTTGTAATTGCCCTCTAAAACCTTTATAAAATTATTAGGCTTTATAAACCAATCAATAGTTATCCTAAAATCACTCACATATCCCTTTAGAAATTTACTTTGATCTATGCTTTTAATAGCTTTTATTACAGTATCCAAACCATGTTCATTAATTCTTGCCCTTAACATCTGATACCTTTGAGTATTTACATTTAATGTTTGTATTCTGGGAATATTTTTATCAAGAGAATTCCAAGTGTTAATTATTTTTTTATTCCACGTATCGCTAGACGTATCGTCCTCCCTATCGTTACACGATTCATCTTTACTACTTGGAGTGTTGAAATCTTCAACTTCTGACGTATCGTGGTACGATACGGGGTACGTATAATCATTAACATTAACATTATCATTAACATAATCATTAACATTAACATTAGATATAGCACTTCTTTTTTCTATTTCTTCTTCCATCAAAGACTTAATCATTTTGTCTACTGGTCTATTAGATTTTAACCACCAATCTGACATAACTTTGTGAACCTTAATTATGTTTTCTGTAACAGTAACTTCTGATAAAAGTTGCCTCATCATATCTTCAATAGGCTTTCCACCCTTAGAAACTGTATATTTTAAGGCTCTATAAATTGCTATTTCTTGGGACTTGTAATCATAATTAATTCGGTTGTATTTATTCGTAAACCTATCTACTAAAGTTCTTACAGCCTCTGGACTGTAGCCTATTTCAAAAGCTATAAGCTTTATAGGTAGCTTGAATATCCCAAGGGCATTGCCCCTCGGACAAGTCAACAAATACATCATAAATAACTTGTCCTCTGGGCTATATTCATCAATAATTTGTTCATCATTCCAAAATTCACGTTCAATTATTGTTTTAGCCATCAGCACCTCCTTTCCTTAAAAACTCAACCTATTCACTTACAGGCTCAAAGTCATCTTCAAAAAATCCAGTTTGAGCTATATCCTCACTCTTTATTTCTCCAGTTTCCTTATCTACATTTTTCGGAGCTTCTTTCTTGTCTTCCTCAACCTCTACTTCATAATCAACATCGAGGTTTATACTTCCATCATCTTCTTTCTTGTATGATTTAAAGTTAGCATTATCTGTCTTTGTCGCTTCTACAAGTTTTTGACTTTCAATTGCCTTTGGTGCATATTTTAAAACTTGTATCAAGCAGGATTTTTTCGCCATTGCATCAAAATTACTTTGCCATGGACTAGAACTAAAATTATAAGATTTTGAATAAGTTCTTCCGTACTTTTCAGCATCTGCCTTGCTCATATAAAAAACATCTTGGCCACCGTCTTTTGTTTGGTAAATTGCATAGTAGCCTATGACATCTCCACTATCTCCAGTTAAACAAGGTTCGTGCTTTACTTCGCCTGTCCCATAATTAATATAAAAATCTTCATTTTCTCTTACTTCTCTTGCAGTGATTCTTTTAAATTGCCCAGTATTATATGCAAGTTTTAAAAGTCCTTGATATCCGATTTGAAAATTTACTGTTGTAATCCCTAGCTTTTTATTTTCATAAGGGATCAAATAAGATTCCCCAAGTGGCGTATTAAATTCCAATCCCAATTGTGCTGAATTCATAATCGCAGCAAGCAAACTATCTTGCGTACACTCTGCAAGCTTAGGAGTTGTATTTATTGCAGTTAATGCAGTTCTAATAAATTTATCAGTAGGCAAGTAGGAAGGGAGGGCATTTTGAATCTCCCCTTTCATTGCCATTAATAAGCCTCTAACCGTTGTGTTTTGTTTCTTTGCTGGTGCCTTGTTTTGTGCATTTTTCTTTAGTGCGTTTTTTGCGTTAGTCATTTACTTTCTCCTTTAAATAAAATCTTCTTCCTTCACTTTGCTTTACATATTTCTTATAAAGTTCTGGTTCGTCTTCTTTAAATTTCTTACTGTCAAATCTATTAGATGTATAAGGTTTGAAAGATACAGTCAAAAATTCATTTTCTCCATAGTTAAAATCTTCCATTTGGAGTTTTATTGCCTGCTCTATCTCCTTGTTTTGTTTTTCTAGCTTCTTAATTAAGTCCTTACGCTCTTTATAATCCTTAAAGGTATCATTGCCTATCTCTATTGTTTTTGTTTCTTCTATGCCACCTTTAAATCGTTTTTTAAGGCTATCATCATAAAGATTAGTTCCGTCTGGTGCTGGTACTTCGTTTGCTAGTACATAATCGTTCCAAAACTCCCCTTCTTGTTTTCTTATCATGTCTATAATTTCTTCGTCTCTTTCAATTTCTCGAATTATAAAGTCTGTAGAAAATATTAGGCAAGCTATATAACATTTTTCAGCCCCTGTTACTGCCATATAATGGTGGCATTGGAGTTCGTATTGGATTGGTATTTTTCCATCTTCCCAATTAGATTTTCCATAAGGACTTGTTGTCTTACATTCTAGTATTGCTTTTTCTCCTACAACCTCTCTGTCTATATCGGCAATCATGAATGGATATTCATTATCCACCATCATGAAATTATTTCGTCTTACCTTTTTCCCTGTGGCCTCACAAAATCTTTTTGCCACATATTCTTCAAGGTCTCGCCCTTGTCTTAAAATTTCGTTATCTTCTAAAGAGCTGTCAATTTGCCCTGTCTTTTCAAAAAATAATTGTGCCTTACTCTTCCAAGGGTTAAGTCCACAAGCAGCGGCACAATCACTACCACCTATGCCTTTACGTCTTAACTCTAGCCATTCTTCCCTTGTTAGCTTGGTTATATTTGCAATATTTTTCATAATTATTAATAGTCCGTTACTTCTTCAATGCTGTCATATTCAATTTCAATATCGCTTTTTTCTACGTCTTCTATATCCCACATAAGCACTTCATCTTTTATTGCTTGCAAGATATCGTCAGGATCACTATCTTCATAAGCTGCCACCTGTGCCTTCGCCTTTATTGGGACTTTAAATTTAACTTCTATCATTTTTACACCTCATAAAAATCTCCAAGCATTGCAATTTGCTGCCTATCTCGTCTTTCTAGTTCCTTATCTAATGCTTTTAATAACTTACAATTATCTAAATTCATTCCTTGTTTTTCCAAATGAATTATTCTATTTTCTATATGTTTTGTAGGCCATTCTTTTATTTTTTCTTCTATAAATTCCATTTTTTCTCCAAATCGTGTATAATATTTTTATAATTAGTTTTAAATTAGCCGATTGCCGTCGGCTTATTTTTATGCCTTGATTGATAACAAACTACAAGCAAACATTACTAATATTCCACTTGTTTTAATAACATCATTTCTTCCAAATAATGCTAATATTAAGCTTAATAGGCTTACAAATATTAAAAACATACGATCTCTTTTTCTATCCCTTTCTGGTTTTGCTGCTAAAATTAAATCAAGTTTTGTGTATTTTGTTCCGTCCCATATTTCCTTCACTTCGCTTCTTTTTCTAACTTTTTTATTCTCCATAATTTCCTCCTAATTTTTAAATAAATTTTGTTCGCCTTTTAAACATCTGTCTAGTGCGTTTTTATCAATTCTATAAATGTGTCTTGTAGAACCTTCCCTTTTGTAAGCGACCCCAAATGTGCATTTATTGGATTTAAGCATACATCTTAGAGGTTGCTCTGCTATTCCTATTAATCTTGCAGCTTCTGATATTCCAATTATGTTTTCCATAACTTCCTCCTATCCTAAAAACTTATTTACAAAATAAATTTGTCCTTTACCCGTTATCTTGGTAGTGCTAGTAACAACGTTGTTTCCTTGTCCATCAAGTCTAGTTCCTTTTTTAATCTCAAATAAACCTTGTTCCACATACGCTTGCTTTGGTTGGTTTCTTCTTTCTCCACCCTTGCATAAATAACCTTTGTTTCTCATCCAAGCGAAAAGTTTATTTTGTCCTATCTTTTTATCTAATTTCCCTTGTCTTATTGCCTCTTGACTTATCATCTTGGCAAGTTCTCCCATTAGACAAGACCTCTTTGAAGCTGATACAGTGTCGGCAAATAATACTTTTGGTTTGTTTTTCTCATTTTGTGCTTCGGCTAATGCTCTTCTAGCTCTCTCTTCTTTTAAGCTATTAAGTAGTGCTATTCCAAAATCAGGGTCAGCTATGCTGCGTTCCAATACATTGTCAGTCATATATGCACCATGTTTTCTTATGGTTGGTAAAACTTCACTTGTTACCCATCTTTTAAATTCTCTTGCCTTATCCATTTTTGATGAAAAGATTAAGGAGTATAAACCTGATTCGTTAATAAGAATAGTTTCTTTTAATTGGTTTCCGTCATGTACCATTTCTTTTTTTCTATCAAGTTCATCTACATGCCTTTTTATATCTCGGCTACCGTTTCGGTACTCGAGAATTTCTGCAACATCTTTTCCAACAAACCATGGCTCGTTATTTTCATCTAAAATAATTCTTATCTTTCCAAATTCATGATTGTTAAATATTTTTAAATTATTCATTCCGCCTCCTTAAAACTTTTAGTTTTTATTTTAAATTTGTAACAACTTTAAGTGTTATTTATAATTAAAAAAATATTTCATCTACTGTCTTATCAAATAACATTGAATATTTTGCTTTTACATCATCGCTAGGAGTTCTTCTTCCTTGCTCATACATTCCTATAGCTGAAATTGTAACTCCAAACATATCAGCTAATTGTTTTCTGGTCATGCATTCTGATATTCGCATTCTTCTTAATTTATTTCCTAATTTTTTATTAACTTTTTCAATAACTATCACCCCTTTTTGATTTGTTAATTATATTATAACACTTTTAGTGTTTAAGTCAAGTTTATTTTTCATTTTTTTATCAAATAATTACTAATTGTTGTGTTTAACATCTTTTCATCTACACTGAATGTGCTATAATAAAATAAAACAACACTTATTGTGTATCTATATTTAGAAAGGAGAGCTATATGAGTGTAGGTGTTAGGTTGAAGCAACTTAGAAAGAGTTCTGGAAAAACTCAAAGAGATTTAGCAAAATTATTATATGTTACTGCTTCCAGTATAGGAATGTATGAACGAGATGAAAGGACACCTAGTCCTGATGTATTAAAAAAATATGCAGATATTTTTGATGTTTCCTTAGATTACATATTAGGACATTCAAGGAATTTAAAGAAAGGAGAAGACTATGCAACAATAAACGTCTATGGATCTATCCCTGCTGGCATACCCATAGAAGCAATAGAAGATATATCCGATACAGAAGATATATCCTTTAAAGATTTTGATAAAAATAAAACTTACATAGGCTTAAAAGTAGAAGGTGATTCTATGTATCCTAAATATTTACAAGGAGATACAATCATACTTGAATTGACCCCAGATTGTGAAAGTGGGACTGATGCTGCAGTGTATGTAAACGGATATGAGGCCACTCTTAAAACAGTAATAAAAAATGATAATGGCACTATAACTTTAATGCCAATAAACACATCTTATCCCCCAAAAACATATGGCAAAGATGATGACCCTATAAAAATATTAGGCATTGTAAAAGAAATTAGGAGAAAAATCTAGAAAGGAATTTAAATGGAACTTCTTATTTTAATTGTATGCATTTATTTAATAAGTGTAATAAGAAACAATAAAAAACTTAGAGATAACGGTATAAGAAATTTCAAAGATTTAGAAAACAAAAAATCTAAACTAGAAGAAGAAATAAAAGACTTAAATAATTTATACGAAAATAACAAAAGAGAATATAACAATTTTAAAGAAGAAACAAAAAAAGTTGTTATAATGGAAAAATCTGAAGAAATAGAAAAAGAAATAAAGAAAAAAGAAGATGAGTTAAAAGAATTAAAAGACAAGAGATACCATATTGAAAGAGATATAAAGGATTTGGAAACTCATTTCCAAAAAATAAATGCCCAAGATTTAGGGTTAGCCCCAACAAGTTTTGAATTTGAAAAATCAGAAACTTATAAAGAAAAACTAAAGAATATTAGATTGCAAGAAGCTGATTTATTAAGAAAAGTTAAAAATAAAAAAGGTCAAAATATCACTATTTATCAAAACGATCTAATTAGGTTATTGTATAATTCCTTTAATACTTATTGTGATTATAACTTAACAAAACTAACATTTAAATCTTATCCTACTAGAAAAAAACAAATACAAACAATGTTTAATAAATTAAATAGGATAAGTAACCAACAAATACAAATTGACGAGAAAGCTTTGGATTATAAGTTCCAAGAATTAGATGCTTCTTACGCTTACTATAAATTAAAGGAAGAGGAAAAAGAAGCTTTAAGACAACAAAGAGAAGAAGAAGCTGAAAACAAACGTGCACAAAAAGAATTAGAAGCAAAACAAGCCAAACTAGATAAAGAAATTGATGCACTTAACATTGCTAAAGATAAGATAAATGAAAAATTAATATCTGCCAAAGATGATGAAATAGAAGCCTTGAAACTAGAATTACAAAAATTAGAAAATGAAATTTCTGGACTAAAAGATGAAAAGACAGATATAGACTACAGAGTAGAAAACACAGGTGCTGGTTATGTTTATATTATTTCTAATGTTGGATCATTCGGAAATGAAGTTTATAAAATAGGAGTAACAAGAAGATTAGATCCATACCAAAGAATCCAAGAACTATCATCAGCTTCTGTACCATTTAAATTTGACGTACACGCAATGATATTCTCCTACCAAGCTTATCAATTAGAGAACGAATTGCACAAATACTTTGACAAACAAAGAATAAATAAAGTAAACAACAGAAAAGAATTCTTTAATATAAAATTAGAAGATATAAAGAAAGTCCTTGATTTACACAAAGAACTAACCTTTGACTTTAACCCTGAATTTGAAGCTGAAGAATTTAGAGAAACTCTAGAACTAAAAGGAGAAGATCCTGATACATTAGGTTTTTATAAAATAATGAAAGGTATCCCTATGCTTAAAAATACAGGATTAAAAATCGACTAATAAATAATAGAATTATGAGATTTGAATTATAAAATATTAAAGGAGAAATCATGAAACTAAATAAAATATTAATAGCTGCATTATCAGTAAGTTTGTTAGTAGGTTGCCAAGATAAAAATACAGATACTAAAACAGAGACGCCATCATCTGTACAAGAAACATCTAATGTAGAAAAAAGTACTACTGCATCTAATGAAAATGAAAAAGCAAACCAAGTTAAAAATGTAATTCCTACTCAGGTGATTCAACAAAGTCCAGGTGAAACTCAAAAAGAAAATTACATCACACTACAAAACAGTGCAATACAATATCAGCAAACAGGAGATGCTTTTTTACTAGATTCAGAAATAAATGATGGTACAAAAGTTTTAGCTATACCTTGTAAATTTACTAACAAAGATTCTGACACCCCTATTAACCCTGAAGATCCTATGATGGTATTAACTAAGGCTATTCAAGAAGATGGTGGCGTAAATCATGAAATATTCCTAACCGTTGGTGCAAGTAACGACTATAAGAATGATCTAAATACAACTGTAAATAAAGGCGGAGAAATAGATTATACTTTATTTTATGAATTAAAAAATCCATCTTTAGGTTTAAAAATAATAGATAAAAAATCAGGAACTGTTGTTGCAGAATTTAAACCAGAATAAATTATAAGCCCTTTAACAAGGGCTTTATTTATACCAAGAAAGGAAAACAAATGGCAAAAAGAAGAAGAAAATATGCGAACGGACAAGGTAGCATAACCCATGTAAAAGGAAAAAAATCTCCTTGGTGGGCAAGATTACCAGCTACTTACGATTCGTCTGGAAAAGAGCATCGTAAAACAGTAGGATTTTTTAAAACACAAAAAGAAGCTCAAAATGCTTTAGATTCCTACACATTAATAGATGATATCAAAACATTTAAAGACATCTATATAGAATACAAAAAAACAGATGATTTTTTAAATTTAACCAAAAAAACAAAAGATCGTTACGAAGATGCTTTCTTATCCTTTAAACCTCTTTGGAATAAAAATATCATGGATATAAAAGCTCTGCAATTACAAAAGTGTATTAACACTAAAGTATTAGAAGGTTATTATGCAACAGAAGACGGGAAAAGAGTAAGAAAAGATTACTCAAAAGATTCCATCTCCAGATTAAAACACGTAGCCAGCAAAATATATAACTTTGCAGAAAGACACGATTTGGTAGATAAAAATAGAGCAAAAGTTTTAGAAGTAAAAGGATTAGATCCAAAGCCAGAAAAAACAATATTTTTTGCAGATGAAATTAATAAATTATTTAAATCTATCCCCTACAATCCATATGCAAGGCACGTTTTAATAATGATATTTACAGGAATGAGAACGTCCGAATATAGGAATTTAAAAGTAGATAACATAGATTTTAAAAACAAAATGATTACAGACTTTGGAATAAAAACCAATAAGGGAAGAAAAAGAATTATGTTTATCCACGAAAAAATAGAAGATATCTTATTGGAACTTGCAAAAGAATCCACAACAGGGTATATAGTAGAAAATATTACCATTAACAGACAAAATAAAAAAGCTACCCATCCAAGTGATCAAACTTTTAGAAAAAGTATATTTAATAAAGCACTAGAAAAAGCAGGCTTAGAAAAAACCATACCAAAACAATGCAGATATACTTTTGCAACCATAGCCCACTTATCAGGAATTAGTGATATGGATTTAATGGACTTAATGGGACACCAATCCATAATGACAACTAAAAACTCTTATATCCAAACTATAGATTTTTATTTAATGCAACAACTCCAAACTTACGATTTTAGAAAAGCATTAAAACTAGCTTAATTTTTTTAAAAAAGACACAAAAAAACGGATATTAAACCTTGCTGGTAACCTATTGGTAACCAAAGGAAAAATATCCGTTGATTTTAAGCCATTATCGGCTCTATATTGGTGCGGGATAAAGGAGTTGAACCTTCACGAGAAAATCTCACTAGATCCTAAGTCTAGCGCGTCTGCCAATTCCGCCAATCCCGCATATGGGGTGAGTAGAGAGATTCGAACTCTCGATCTCCTGGGCCACAACCAGGTGTCTTAACCAACTGGACCATACCCACCAAATAATAACTTACTATATAAGTATACATCCAATTGAATCACTTGTCAAGTAAATTTTAAAATAATTTTGAAATTTTTTTATATTTACTATGGCCTGTCTCTTTCGACTTAAATATAATACCATAAATAAAAATTTTTTTCAAATTTTTTTTGATATTTTTTTAAGTTTTACAAAAAATTAGACTTATAGTAAAATACTGTTAAGAAAGAGAGATTTAGAGGTGATTTAATGAAAAAGAAATCTAAAAGTAAAGTAATTCTAAGAATTTTTGCTGTAGTTGTTGCTCTATCAATGGTAATTCCTATTGTTATGAATGCTATTGAGTCTTTATGA